GGAAAAGGTGCGCATCGAAATCTATGATGCGGCGTTCACGGTCAAGTCCTCCCAGGATTATTTGAGCGAGAACTACAACGAGGTCCAATATGAGGGGTCGCTCAACACCCCGAGCGGTCAGAATTCCCCGTTTGAAATCATTACCCTTAAGCAGGCGGCCTAACCCATGCGCAAGACCAAAGTAATCCGCATTGGTGGCGAGGGCCCGGAAGGGCAGGACGTGACCGTCCTCGAAATCCAGGTTCGGGGCTGGAAGTCCTGCCGAGACCTGATCGCCATGGCCGGCTCCGACGCGTCCGACGCACTGCTGCTGGCCATCGTCCTGGACCAGGAAAACGAGCAAGTCCAAAAGCTCCTGCCGCTCATGACCGACCTCGGGGACAAGATTCTGGACCTCGGTTCTGACGATTTCCTCGACGTGGCCGAAGCCTGGATCGAGGTCAACCAGGGTTTTTTCGACCGGCTGAAGGCCGTGACGCGGAAAGCGGCCAAGGAGCGCAGCGAAAAGCCCGAACCCAAACCCGAGGCCAAGCCGGAGACCCAGGCGGCCTGACGGACGGCTTCACCCGGGCCGTGGATCGCTTGATCGCGCGCGGCCATGGCCCGGGTGTCTATGATTACGGGTTGAGCTGGTTTTTCGAATGCCTGCGGGCCGCAAACGAAGCGGACGCGACCCAGGCCAAGGCGGAACGGATTCGCCGGGCCGTGCGCATGGTGGACATGCGTCTGGCCGTAAACGGCACCCAGGAAGCCTTCCGCGACCGGATAGATGATTTGCTCAGGGAGAGTTTATGAACGCCCTCGACATCCTCATTTCCGCCAAGGACAACGCCAGCCAGGTCCTGGATTCGATCCGGTCCAAGGTTGATTCCCTTGGCGAACAGGGCTCGAAGGCGTTTACTTCCATCGATTCCGCCGCAGCGGCTGTTCGTTCTCGCATCGCCAGTCTTTATACCGCCGTCGGTGCGTTGGTGGCGGCCTTTGCGACGTCCATGCTCGTCAAGGTCCCGGCCCTGTTCGAATCCATCACGGCCCAGCTCAAAACGCTCACGCGATCCAGCAGCGGCGCCCAGGATGCTATGAACTGGGTCACGGACTTTGCCAAAAACACACCGTATGAGTTGGACAAGGTCTCCCAGGCCTATTCCAAGCTCGCATCCTATGGGTTCGATCCGAAGACGATCCTGGAGCCCATTGGCAATGCCGCCTCGGGCATGCAAAAAGAGTTGGACCAGGCCGTGGAAGCCTACGCCGATGCCACGCGCGGCGAATTCGAGCGGCTCAAGGAATTCGGCGTCAACGCGGCAACCGTTGGCAATCAGGTGACGTTTACCTGGATGCAAAACGGCCAGCAAATGGAAAAGACGGTCACCAAGAACGCCGACAGCATCAGCAAGGCCCTGACAGGCATCTGGAACGACATGTTCAAGGGTGCCATGGGCGAGCAGATGAGCACGTTCACCGGCCGCGTCTCCAACATGTTCGACGCCCTGACCCGGGGCATCCAGAAATTCATGGGTGCCGGCCTGTTCGAGAGCATCAAACAAAAGATTTCCGAGGTCACGGACGCCGTCGAACAGGTCAGCAAATCCGGCCAGCTCGAAGAATGGGGCAAGAAAGCCGCTGCCGGTCTCGATTATATCTGGGGAGCCGCCAAACGTCTGGTCGAGATGGTGACGCAGTTCGTCACGGATTACGGCGGCCTCATCAAGATCGTGGCCACCGTGGCCGCGTTCAACCTGGCCGTAGGCGCGTTCGGTTCGCTGCTCAGTGCTGTCACCAAGGTATCCCAGGTTCTCAATATTTTCAAAACGGCGAGTGCGGCGGCCCAAGTCGGTACGATTGCTGTCACGAAAGCCATCCTGGCGGGCGCGGCCGGCTGGGTTGGTCTGGCCCTGGCCATTCCGGACGCGGTCGAGGGCTACAAGAATGCGGCCCTGGCCCTCAACGAGTGGTTGAATCCGCTGTCCAAGACCAACCAGGCCAACAAGATGGCCGCCCAGCTCCAGACTCAGGCCAACGAGACCAACCAGAAAGCCGTGACGATCCTTAATCAGGTGGCCAAGCAATACGGTCTGTCCGTGGCCAGTATGGAGGATTGGAAGGCCGTCCTGCCGGAGATCACGCGGCAGATGCGGGAAAACGGCCAAGTCGTCGGTCTGACCGCCGAGGAATACAAGGCGCTCCAGGAGACCTTGAAAAAGGCCCAGACCGCCGGCACCGCCTATCTCAGCCAGGTTTCGGACCGCTACGATTACGAAATCAAGGCGGCCGAAAAACTGGCGGAGACCGAAGGTGCGGCCGCTGCCAACGGGCTGGCCGCCCAACGTGACAAGTACAAGGGTGTGTTGCAGGTGGCCCAGTCCGTCGCCGCCACCCTCAACGACCTTATCGACAAGTCGGCCGCCAATGAAAGCCAGAAGGCCAATTTGCGCAAGCAGGTGGAAAAGGACCTGCAAGCCGCCAAGAAACAGGCCCTGGAAGACTGGTTGTCCGCGCTCAAGTCCGGCCTGGACCAGGCCTTGGAGCAGGAAAAACGCTACGCCCAGGAAGTGCGTGACGCCAAGGAAACCACCTCCAAAACGATCCGCGAGATCAACCGGCAGGGCATGGATTCGGCCGCGTCCTATGGCGACATCCTGGCCGAGGCGCGGGAAAAGCTGGCCAAGGCCAAGGCGGAAGAGGCCAAGGGCACGGCCGAGGGCTATGACAATGCGGTCAAGCTGGCCAAGGAAGTCGAGTCCATGGCCTCTTCGTCGGTCAGCGCCGGCAAGGAAGTGGTCGGTATCGGCGAGGCGGTGAAAAACGCCCGTGATCTGGCCAGCGAGGCCGGCGACATTTGGAAATCGGCCGCCGAGAACGGCAAGCAGGCCTGGGCCGATTCGGCCGCCGCGTTTTTGCAGCAGATTAAGGAAGCAAAGGTCGAGCTAGAAGACCTCAAGAATAACCCGATCACGGCCAAGCTCGATGTCGACACCAGCAAGGTGGACACGGCCCTAGATAGGTTGGCCTCCACCGTAACGACATCCGAGCACACGGTCTCTCCCGAGACAACCATTGTCGACGCCAAGATCACCGAGCTGAAAAAGGACACGCATTCGACCCACACGATTTATGTTCAGGAGGTCCAGCAAAAGGCCTTTGGCGGCCCGGTGCGTAATGTCCCGGCCATGGTCATGCCGGGCGAGGTGGTCATCCCGCCCGAATATGCGTCCCGGATGCCCGGGCTGCTCCATGCCGTCAACACCATGCGCCTGCCCGTCCCCAAGCTGGCCGATGGTGGCGTGTTCCGGCCGTTCCGTTCCGGCCTTGTGCCCGGGGTCGGGGACGAGGACAGCGAGCCGGTCCTGTTGCCCGAGGGCGCGTTCGTGGTCCGCAAGGCAGCCGTCAACCTGTACGGCGCGGACTGGTTGCAGTCCCTGGCTGCTGACGGATCGGTGCCGCATTTCGCAGCCGGCGGCCGGGTCTCGCTGGGCAATCTGGCCGCGCTCCAGGGCGGCATCCGGCTCCCGGATTGGTTGGAGCAACTGCGCCTGGCCCGGCCGGCTGCGCCGGCTGCGGCCGAGGCGACGGCCCCGGAAGCGCCGGTCGCGCCGGCCTCTCCCGCGCCCCTGGCCATTGCCGTGGCCCGGCCGGATGCGTTTCGGGCCATGACCACGCCGCTTGCCGGCAAGCGTGACATGACCGCGCGCGGCACATCCGCCCTGGGCCGCCTCAACGGCTTGCGCCATGCCGCCAGCCTCAAATTCGCCACGGGCGGCAGTCTCGACGAGACCCTGGCCGACATCGCCCTGGAGCGGCAGCGCACCCAGGAGGACTACGACGAGGCCGTGGCCGAAGCCCAGACCAATCACGACGACGATCTGGCCGATCTGCTCAAGCAAGAGCAAGAGGACCTGGACAGCATCGCCGAGGAGTTGGCGAGTACGCTCAAGGAATTGCAAGAGACCTTGCAGGATGCGCAAAAGCAGTATCAGGAAGATTTGGCGGACGCGCAAGATCAATATAATGATGCGGCTGCTGCCTATAAAGAATTCTTATATAACCCGACTATTACATATTCATCAAAAAACAATGTTGGCAATAGTGTTTTGATGAGTACAGAGGATGTTGATAAAGACAATGGAACTTACTATTCCCCTGCAACATATTCGCAGTATGCTTCCGGTGGTTTTGTAACGCGATACAAAAAGCAATATCTTAGTTCTTTTTCCTACGGTATTCCAACACGATGGAAATGGGCGCCCTATAAAGACTATTCGTCATCTTCCATCTCTGAAGATCGATCCTTGCGTGCAGCCATAGAAGACGCCAAGGCACAAATCGCAGAAGTCAAGGCGACCTGGGCCACGGCGCAATCCGACTACAGCACAGGCGTCACCGACGCCAAACAGACGGCGGTCGAGGATACCGCCAGCACCAAGACCCAGGCGACCGAGGACACCGACGACCTCAACACGGACCTCGAAAAGACCCTGGCCGATCTGCAAAAGGACTTCGACCGGTCCATGGAAGACCTGGACATCCAGGAAGCTCGGGCCCGGGCCAATGCCGAGGACGAAGGCACGTACTCCATTTCCGGTTTCACGAGCTGGCTGCGCGACGGCGGCCCGGTCAAGGCGTTGCTCAAGCATTTCGCCCTGGGCGGCCCGGTCAAAGCCGGTTTGGCGCGACTATTCCCGGGCCTGCCCCGGTTCGAGGACGGCGGCGTGGCACCCATGCTGCCCGGCGCGGTGCCGGGCCAGGACTCGATTCTGGCCGCGCTCACCCCGGGGGAGGGCATCATCAATCTGCCGGCCATGCGCCGGCTCATTTCCGAACGCGCCTTGCAGGCCCTCAACGCCATGGACCTGCCCGGATTCCTGGACGCATTGCCGCACTACGCCGACGGCGGCATTGCCGGCCTCACCGAGTCGGCCAGGACCGCCGCCGCCATGGGCCCGTCCTCGGCGTCCTCCGGCGAGTCCTATTCCGCGACCCTCAATCTCCAAATCGGCGGCAAATCCTACGAAACCCGCGCTGCCCGCTCCACGGCTCGCGAGCTGGCCAAGGAACTGCGGCGCCAGGGAGTCAACGTCCGATGAGTATCACCCTGGCCGGCCTGACCTTGCCCGACGACTGCGTATGGGCCAACGAATTCGATTTCGTTCCCATCGCGGCCTCGATCGGCCGCACCGCCTCGGGGCGCCGCATGGTGCGCGAGACCGCGCTGGTCGTCGGCCGTCCCATCGATCTTGGCGGCGAATCCGCCTGGATCAGTCGGGCCGATCTGCAATCGCTCCACGCCCTGGCCGAGACGGTCGGCTGGTCCGGCACGCTCACGCTCCATGACGGCCGGGTCTTCGACGTGCGTTTCCGCACCCAGGACGAAAAGCCGGTCGAGGCGGTCCCTGTCACGGACTACGCCGACCCGGACGACGCCACCCCCTACCAGTTGACCGCCGTGCGCCTGGAGACCGTATGAGCACCACGGCCAGCCTGACCCTGTCCTGCGGCGCGGACAGCTCGTGTCCGGATACGCTTCTGGAAATCCCGGAAGCGGCCGT